GATCATCGGCCACGGATCGGCCCCCGGCAAACTCGTCGGGGCGGCGCAAGGCGGCGTCGTTTGGTGGGTCGCAAAGACATACAAGCAGGCCGCGAAGAACTGGCGGGCACTCAAGCGGGCGACGCAAGAACTATGGATCAGCGGCCTGGGCAGCAAGCACGAATTGGAGCGACGCATTCAGTTACCCGGCGGCGGCTCGGTGCAGGTGGTATCGGCCGACGACCCGGACAACTTGCGCGGCGATACGCTCGATGGCGCCGTGCTCGACGAAGCGGCGTTCATGCCACAGCGCGTGTGGCACGACGTCATCCGGCCGGCGCTGTCGGTCAAACAAGGCTGGGCGCTCTTTGCCACGACGCCGAACGGTCACAACTGGTTCAAGAAACTGTTCGACGAATCGCTGGGCCGCGAGGGCTGGCAGCGCTGGCAGCGCCCGACGAGCGACAACCCGGAGATTCCCGCGGCTGAAATTGAGACGATGCGGAGCGAGCTTGGCTGGCACGGCTTCGCACAAGAATGCCTTGCGCAGTTCGTGGCGATCGAAGGCGCGATGTTCGAATCGGAGTGGTTTGGGGATCATATTTGGTTTGACAATTGGCCGTCGGACCCGCTAATCAAAACGATGGCCCTTGATCCGTCGATGGGCAAGACGGACAAGTCGGACTATAGCGCGTTCGCAATGACGGCATTCGGCCGCGATGGGCTGATCTACATTGACGCCGACATTGCCCAGAGGCCCCCGCCGCGGATCATCGAGGACGGCACACGCATCGCAAAGACGTTCAGCCCGCTGGGGTTTGGCATCGAGGCCAACAGCTTCCAATCTCTGCTCAAGCCGATGTTCCAGCAGGCCGGCGTCGAGCTACCAATCTGGGAAATGTACAACACGGCGACCCCGCGCGGCTGCAACCTGACGCTGCCGGCGAAGTCGCAACGTATCTGGTCGCTGACGGCGCCGCTCAATCAACGGCTGCTGCGGTTCAAACGGCACAGTCACGGGGCGGAAATGCTCGTCGACCAACTCCGCAGCTTCCCGGTGGCCTCCCACGACGACGGCCCCGACGCGCTTGAAATGTCAATCCGTCTCCGCGAGGAGATCATCAAGGCGACCGCGAGTGACGGGTTGCCGCAGTATTTACCGGGAGTGGGATAACCATGGCCGAAGCAAAACCACTCGATGAAGTGCTCCGCGAAAATGACGCGCTGCAGCAGCGTATGCTCGCGCATGAAAACAAACTGCTGCGCGAATCTCTTGACGTGCTGGACAACTGGGTCGACCCGCTCGACTCCGTGCGCGACGAGCAGACGGGCGAGCTTTGGAACGTCGTCGGTCGGGCTGGGGCCACCGGGGCAGGCGGGCGCAATCAACCAGCCACCGATCGCGCCGGCTTCGCGACGCAAATGGAACTGGACCGGGCCCGCGAGGTCTGCCGCATTCTGGCGGAGATTTCCGAGTTCGCCCAAAACATCATCGAGAACCGCGTGAGCTACGTCGTCGGCGTGGGGCACACGTACACGGTCGTTGCTCGTAAGGGGGCGAAGGTCGATCAAGCGACGCTCGTGCAGGTGCAAAAGTGGCTCGACGAGTGGTGCTGCATCACGAAGTGGGCCACGCGCCAGCAGGAAATTCAGCGCCGCCGCGACCGGGATGGTGAAGCGTTCCTACGTTTCTTCCCCGGCAGTGACGGCGTTCTCAAGCTGCGCTTTGTCGAACCGTGGCAAGTCATGCCGCCGCCGAGCGATACCGAAGCGCTGTTCGGCGTGAAGACCGCGGCAGACGACGTCGAAACCGTCGAAGGCTTTTACGTCGATGGCAACTTGGTGAAGGCCGACGAGATCCAACACCGCAAGATGAACGTAGATTTGAATGTCCGCCGCGGCGTGCCGACGCTCTACAGCATTCGCGAACTGCTGCGCCGGGCCGATAAGATCATCACCAAAATTGCCGCCAAGATCGACATTCAAGCGGCGTTCGCCTTGATCCGTTCACGGCCGGGAGCAACAGCGACGCAAGCCGGGGCCGTACGGCAGGCCAACGCCACGCAAGTCGGGACGAATTCAAACGGCAGCGGGCGGTACGCACAGACCATGCGGGCCGGGCAAATTCTCGACGTGCCGAACGCAACCGATTACGTCTTCCCGCCGATGACTGGCGGCCAGGTTGCTGATGCCGTGGCCGGCTTGCAGGCCGTGCTCCGCGCCGTTGCGTCACGCGTCCAGATGCCTGAGTTCATGGTCACTAGCGACGCGAGCAACGCGAACTATGCGAGCACGATGGTTGCCGAGGGACCGTCGGTGAAGATGTTCGAGCGGCTGCAAGAGGAAGCGATCCGCGACGATCTAATCGTGATCGACCGGGCTATGGATTGCGCGATGGAAGCGAATGTGCTGCCGTCGGGCATCAAAGACGCGATCGAAGTGCAGGCGTCGGCCCCGCAGTTGACGGTGCGGGACAAAGCTCAAGAGTCAACCGTCAAGAAGACCGAACACGAAGCGGGCGTTTTGTCTCTGCAAACATGGACCCAGGAAAGCGGCTACGACTTTGAGCAAGAGCAGCGGAACATCAAGGACGGGGGCGGGGTGCGCACGCAACCGATCACGCTGCAATCGGCGTTTGGTGGGGTGCGAGTTCCGGCGGCTCCGGCGCTCGAGCAAATCGACATTCGGGCGGCAATTCGTGACGCGATTTGGGAGGCGTACCCGTATGGCCGACGCGCCGAATAGATCGGGCCACGAATCCGTCTTGACCGCCGACCTGCTCGCGGCCTACCGCGGGAACGTCCCGAACTGGGAAGCCGTCGAGCGCGAGTCCCGCGAAAAGCTCGCGGCGTCGCTCGTCGTGATTTACCTGCTGATGCTCGGCAACATGGACGAAGACCACGAACTGGACATCGCCGACGCGGAAGCCGAGTTTGCCGCGGCTGGTTACGCAACGGCGCGAGCGGCCGAGATCTCCGGCGAACTGACGGGCGGACTGCGCGACGCTTACGACCGGCTTAGGTCATCCGTGGACATCGACGATTTGCCGATGGGTGAACCGCGCAGCGATCTACCGCCTGGCCGCGGCGGACGGCGCCGAGTCTCGTCCAAGGATTTTGAGGCGGAAGTTGAGGGCATTTTCACCGCAGGCCGCGCGAGCACGATCGCGACAACCGAGATCACTAAGGCGGCATCCGAAGCCGAGCAGCGCGCGGCAGCAATCGCGCGGGCGAATGGCAAGAACTTGATCGCGGTCTGGCAGACGGAGCGGGACGGCAAGGTCTGTCCGATTTGCGCGCCGCTCGATCAACAGCCGGTCGAGGTGTTTGAAAATGATTTCCCTGGCGGGCCGCCTGGGCATCCCCGGTGTAGATGCTGGTTGGCTTGGGTTCCTGAAGAAGAACTGGTGGCGCGATGAGTGATTGGCGAGAAGCAAAAGTAAAGGCGATCGCGATGGGTTTTCACACGCTTCGCGCGCCGCCCGCGAAACCTGCCCCGCGAAACCTGCCCCGCGTAAAGAAAGCGAGCACAAGGAAACGATGAGCGAAGCATCTCCAAAGCTCCGCCAAGGGGCGGTCGTTTGCCCTTACCACCGCATCGCGATGCGTGCTGTTAGTTCGCGCGACGGCTTCACTTATTACCGTTGTCCGACGTGCGGAACACGCAAAGAAGGCGGGCGCGGGCTCCATAAAAAACTGAAACCTGTTTAACAAAGGTTGTAACACAGCCGTTTACGCTACGTGTTTTTGGTTGCTAGTCTCAAGCCATGGCAACCGCGACTCTTAACCGAAACGTCAAGAAAATCACCGAACGGGTGAGCATCGGCGATTCAAAGCTGAGAGTTGACCGCGACAAATCGATCATCCACGGCGTCAAGATCATCGGGCTCGAAAGCAAGAACGGCCGGCGTTACCTCAGGGAAGCGCTCACCGAAGCCTGCAGCATGTACGAAGGCTCGCGGGTCAACGTGAATCATCCGCGAGGAAATCCCGGCGCTCCGCGCGACTATCAGGACCGCATGGGAAATTTGGCCGACGTGGCCATGCAACCCGACGGCCTGTACGGCGACATGCATTTCAACCCGAAGCACCCGATGGCCGAGCAATTGGTCTGGGACGCGGAAAACAAGTCGGGAAATGTCGGTCTGTCGCACAACATCGAAGGCAAGACGCGGTACGAGAACG